CATACGCTTCTGTTCCTGCTCCTGGTGCTCCATTGGAAATCATTAGTCGTGGTTTACCTGTTCCGTTTTTACACCAGAAATCTACTTTGAATGTTTCTCCTGCGATTGCTTCTGTTTGATAAAAATAAATAGCGGTTGGATTTGCTCCACCGTCATTTCCAGTTGTTAATTTAACTGAGTAAGTTCCACCATGTATTTCTGTATCTTCTCTATCCAAAGAAGTTCCTACTCCTTCTTCGCCGAAATCTTCATCAGTAAAGTTTGTTAGAGTATTAACATCAGTCCAAATTTCTAATCCACTATCTGTATATATCTCATTACTAAGAACTGGAGTTGCTGGAACAGTTCCAGACACCATGCTTTTCCCGTCAGGGACTTCTATATCCCAAGTGGAAGCAGGCGTGACCGAAGCCCCGTCTATCTTCCAAAAATTTGAATTCATTCCACCCATAATAATTTTGGTTAAATGTTATAAATATCCTGCACTTAGAGTAATTGTTGCTCCAGGTGCTCCTGCTCCAGTTGCCGTTGAGGTAACAGCATAAGTAATAGCTGTGCCAAACTTCATTGGAATTATGTCCATACTGTCGTACATAGCTCCTGCTGGAACTGGTATGACATATTTAGGAGTTGTCGTTCCAACAGTTACACTAATTGCTGCTAAATCAAATAATTGAACGTATACCTTTGCTGCTGGATCTGCGTTGTCTACTGTGAGTTTGTAAAGATTTCCTGCTCCAGCTTTGATTACTTGTGCGGTTTCATCTGCATCTGCATCGAAGATCGTAGAAAATCCCACGTTACCAGTCGTTGCTCCAACCGTTACTTCACCAATCTCCACCGAACCTCCCTGAACTGGTGTCTTGACCGAATAGGTTGCTGTATCTGTGTCTGTAATAATTGCTCCAGACAAACCCCATATACACCCATTATCATGATCCACGTAGTATTCTCCCGGAGTAGTTAACATCGCAGTCATCGCAGTAAATTTCTCTGCAAAAGTCTTTTTATAAAGACTGTTAATGAAACTCTGTCCTGGCGTCCTAACGAGAGTAGTCAAACTTGTCCCCGCGTAAACTACACTCGTATCCAAAGAGTTACCTACCGTATTTTTCAATGAATTCAATACCCCGTCATATGCGAGTTTTGCGTAGATCAAAATCCCAGCAGCTTCCCCCGTTGCTAAAGTCTTGGTCCCAGCGTTGTTGTAGTAAAAAACGAGTGGATCCAATGCAACGTCATAGACTTTGGATGAATTGTCCATTGAATCTACTGGCATAGGCGTTTCAGCCCTGATATCATCTTGATTTCCTAATAGTGTCATATAATTGATTGTTAATAGTTAGTTAATCCCTTCATGGGAGGGATGAGCTTTTCAAGGCTCACCCCCTTCCCTCCTAAAAGCGATTAAGCTTTAGTTGGATATACTGTGAAGTAATACGGAGTTCCCGCAATACTTATTTCAATATCTTTTTGCGCACCTGACAAACCTGATGGTGCAGCATTTTTCAAGTTAGTTACCACACCTCCATTTGCTCCAGTACCTGTGAACGTGATCTTTGAATCATTAACCGTCAAGATCAAATCACCGTCGGTCAATGTTACATCACCACTTGTGAGTAAAATATCTCCTGCGGTAAGCGTAAGTGCAGCAGTTCCGGTTGCGTGTCCAGCGATCGTAGTAGCACCATATAGTCCTACTTCGAATACTGTAGCAGCGCCGTTGTTACAGTTGATGAAGTTCCCCGTAGTCATTCCAGCGGCAGAGGATGTTAACTTAAGAACATCTCCCGTCGTCACTGAATCAGCCACGAAAGAAACTCCGACTCCCGCCACATTAGCTGTTGTTACCGTTAATCCAGCCTCATCTGCTGTATTCACAATAACAATTGAACCTTCAGAGAGGGTAAGATCACCTGCTGTAAACACCGCGTTACCAGCCGTAATACCAAAGACTGTCGTAGCTGCGTTACCAGCGATTATTGTTGTACCGTAAAGTCCAACAGAGAAATCGCTAGCCGCTCCGTCATAACAATTGATATACAATCCGACAAACGCATCTGCTGTTGTATCTAAGTGAAGAAGTGTACCAGAAGTGACACCGTCTGCATTGATATCGACCACGATTCCAGTTGTTACTGAATCCGCTACAATTGTGAATGCTGATTCGTTAGCTGTATTTACGATGAATACTGAACCTTCGCTAACTGTAATGTCACCGCTTGTAACAGTAAGATTTCCAGCAGTTAAAGTGAGTACGTTCGTACCTGAAGCCAAACCTGTCAATACCGTTGCGCCATTCTCCCCGATACTAAACGCAGCAACTCCTCCGTCTTGTTCCCAACCTCTTAAGTAATAACCACCCGCTAGAGTTGTGTTACTCAAAGAAAGAGTAACCAAAGCGCCAGTTGTTAAAGAAGTTGAACTGAAGTGAACTGGACCTGCATCAGTAGCATTCCCGTAAGTCGTTACAGTGTTGTTTACGAAAACTAAACCGTTAGCGACATTAGAATTATCAGTGAAAGTAGAAGTCCCGTCTGAACTTACTAGTCCGGTCGAGGCTGTTAATACTCCCGTGATAGTTGTTGCTCCTGTTACCGCTAATGTTCCAGACATTTTTACACCCTCACCTGCGTCAGTTGTTACTATTTCAAGTATCCCAGCTTTCCCTGCAGTATCAAATGATAATGCGGAAGCATTGTTGTCAATCAAATCCCAATCAATAGCACCACCTGTTGTAGTAACATCACCAGTATTAGTAATGCCTACGCAAACTAAAGCTCCAGTTTTACTGAAACTCCAGGTACCAGATGTACCATTAACATCTTTACCTGTTCCAGAATTAGTGATCTGAAGCAAGTCTCCTGTTACTACTCCGGAAGTAAGTGTTAAACCGTCTCCCGTAGCATGGGTGAGATTAAAAGTAAGAGTAGTACCATTAATCGTGAGATTCTTATCACTTGCGTATAAGTCATCCCATGAATTCACACCTGTTCCTCCTGTGAAGGAAGCCCATGTTGTTCCATTCCAATATTTAGGCGTAGTGCTTTGGAAAGCAAATGCACAAACATCAGAAGTTAGATCAGCCAATGCAGTCGGTTGAGCGAAAGCTAGAAAACCATCCGTATTACCGTTACCTTTGAGGTAAAGATTACGAGCAGTATTCCCTTTCTTCCCATTGATCTGTTGGCATAGTTCTTTTCTTGCAGCCATAATTTTGCTTGTTAATATATAGTTTCTCAGACGATTTACTTAGCCCGTAAACCATAGAGTGCAATTTGAGGAGGGTAGGAAGGAGGAAAATTGCATAAACCCCTCTTCGCCTAAGCTATCCTACCCAATTATTACTAAGTATTTGTTCCATTTGCAGCAACCCATGATCTCATGTTGTTAGCTCCACGGTCAGCAAAGTAATAAACTTGTCTTCGATACTCTTGAGTATCATAATCGAGTTCCGCTGGTAGCATGTTTGGTTTTTCTGACCACCTCCACTGAAGACCGAACTTATCGTTCTTTTTAGAAGAGTCAAATGCATACCAATATGCATCATTGTCTAGATACTTTAAAAAGAGAGCTTTTGGAAGACCAACTTTAGCAGCTCCATCATTTTCATCACCTCCTGGGATGTAATTTCTAGAGATAGCTCCCATCAATTCTTCGTATCTATCCTGAACACTTGATCCTTGCTTAGCGATTAACGTATCAAGATTGATTCCTAGAGGAAGACCTTTACCATTTACAATTGCCGTAGCTGTCTTTCTTGCAGCCTTAAGAGCGTCGTACTCAAAATCCATATTGTAAGTCGTCCCATCATAAACAATGTTATTCCAAGCTGTTCCACCATCCTCACGAGCGTGTGAAGCTGAGAAGTAAGCTGTTGCGTCTCCACCTGCTGTTGATACTGACTGATTGTCATCATCATTGTAAGCGGTTCCCCAACCGTTGTTCAACATATCTGCCGCGCAGATTTCGATGTTGTTATCTACTGCGTCCATCATTCCTTCCACGAAATTTGTTAGCTTACGAGCTTCAAATCCAAATTTCCAAGCATGTTGAGTAATCTTATCACCATAGAAATACTTCTTCTGTGTGTAAGTCTTATCAAATCCTTGAATTGGAGCGTCATAGATAACACCTGCGTTCTCGGATGCATACTTAGCGCGTCCACCTCCTACTATTGAACTATCCTTATCGTAATACGAAGATGTATTCTCCACCGTGAAATACTTTTCCATCTCCCTAGGAACGTTGGCTCTCTGAACGAATATCTTTTGAATATTCTCAGCGATCAAGTCCCCAAACTGTTCTAATGTTGCTGGTACTATAGGGGTCATAATTTTAAATTGTTAAAATATACTAATATTAAGATACAGCGGCGATATTTCTACCGATGAATCCTCTTTGTTTAGAAGTCCCCACGTTCACTATTGGAACGACTGTGACTTCATCGACTGCCTGTTCTGTCGTTGTGTTTGCTACCGTTGCAGCATTCGTCAAAATAGAACGTTGGCACAACTGATCTGCTGCCGTTGCGTTAGTGCAATCCCATTCCCACAACTGATCTCTCAATGGAATTAGTTTAACCACACCCGCTGCTGCCCCTGCAGTCTCGATTGATACACCTGCCAAATCCTCGTTAAGAAGAGCCGCAGTTGCAGGAATCACTACATTGTTTGTGACATCAAGAACGCAGAGATCACCAGCCACAATGCCACTTGACACAGCGACCGGAAACTCATACGCTTCTGACTGTCCACTTCTACATATAAACATAATTGTAAAGGTTTAAGAAATAATTTTTTCCTTTACAACTTGGTTTTCTTGAACTATTTAAGTACCTTTATAATAAGGTTTTTTCTTAAGTTGTTCATCAATTTCTTGAGAAAACTGTTGTTGTTCAGGAGTTTGTTTCCTCGTTGGGATGGAAACTTCCCCTGACGCACGGTTTCCCATTTTAGCTTGCTCAGCTAGATTGGCTTTCGCCATTCCTATCGACTCTCCTCTAGCTTGAGCGATTCCACTGTCATTATTTAAGTTGTTGTGTGCCTTCTTTAAGATACTGTACCAAACTTTTGGATCAGATGGGCTCGTATTGTAGTAAGTTAATTCCTTCTGCAATGCAATCCATCTTTTATCAGATTCTGGATCCCCAGGTTTATTATATCCAGGATGTTCAGTCAGAAACTTGTTTAGAGAATCTTCCTGAGTTTGAGTATAAGTTTTGACCTGATCCTTTCTATCTAACTCCTCACTAGTAACAAATCCTAATCTCTTGGCCAACGCGTTAAATACAGCTAAATCTTGCTCGTTAATAGGTATTCCTGCGTCCTCTTGCTCTCGTTTGGCTTTCTGTAGATCTTTTAATTCTTCCAGTTCAGCCTTGAGCCTCAGAGCTTCAGCTTTTGAACCTGATAGTTGCTGTTTGTATCTTTCTTCCCTTTCATCTTCGATTATGTCATCTTCGATTACTTCGGTTTCTAATTCAACAGGTTCTTCAAGTTCAGTTTCAGTTACGTTGTCCTCGAGGGGGGTAACTTGATCTTCTATCTCCAGATCTGGAGGCGTTGAGTTGTCCAAGATGGGGTCAACGACTTGGTTTTCTTCAGTCATTTTTAATATAGTTATGCAATTTAATTAGTCTTACCTATAAAGCGATCTTTTGTAATCCTCCAAAGTTTTATCATTTCGCACTTCTTCTCCGATAGAAGGTAATTGGACACCTTTACTATGTGCGTTAGTTATAATATGTTCCTTAATTCTCTCTAACATATTGATAACCCTTGGCATTTCTAATTGTAGAGAAACATATCTGATATCTGGAGTAACATGCATGAATCTCATCGGGACACCATTCTCATCAACTGCCGGTTTCCTAGTAATATTATCATATTTCTCTCTTAACTCCTCTTTCCATTCTGTTGAAAACTGTTTAGGTATCTCAATACGCACCCCATATCCTCCGAAATCCTTTTTGTACTCCGTCCTACTGACTGGAAAGTAATTCAACCAGTTTCCGAAATTGATCTTCAACCAATCAATTACTGGTGGTGGTAACTCTAGATATTTATCCATTTTTACCTCTTCTTCAGGTTCTACTACATCTGATTCAGGAGTATAAACGTCCGTGACTAGAGTCGTCGGTTCTTTTGACTTCCTACACGTCATCATGTGACCTTTTAACTGAGTTTCCTTTTCGAACTCCTTTCCGCAATTTTTACATGCAAACATATTTGTTTGGTTAAGTTATTATCTTGATAATGTTCCCCAAGCATTTGTTCTTGTTCCCAACCGTTTCCGTGGTGCTATTCTTGTGACCGCCTTAATTGGGATTCTTGGTTTGATAGGTCTGATCGGCATTGGACGGAAATTCGGTCCTACTGGTTTCATTGTGTTCATTGGACGGAAATTCGGTCCTAATGATTTCATTTTTTTGATTGGCATTGTACGGAAATTCGGTCCTCCTGGTCTGATCGGCAGACGTTTCTTTATAGCCGTCTTCACTAGTTTTCCTACTACCCTTGCTCCTGATTTCATATTATATGGGTTAAAATATAAATCCTGATTTAGTCATTCTGACTCCTGTTGCTCCCCCTTGTGAATCGAGATACTTTGTTATATCTATTGTGAATACTACCATTTCATCTTTCTTAATATCTTTGTAAGCTTTAACTCTTACTTGTGCTTTACCACTTCTTACTTCTCTCTCATCTATCATCGCAAATGTCTTTTCTGCTTCACCTTCTGGCATACATTCCTTAACCGCCCAGGCCAAATCGTTCACATTTATCTTTGCACTCTTGCCTTCTATCTCTATCTCTACTAGTCTATCTCCTGTTTTCTTTAGACTGACTTCCTTTCCACCTCCTGCAATTTTATACATATTGAATTAGTTATTTACAATAAAATCTTATTGAATCTTCTATTTCCGCCACTAGATCTCTCATTTTATCTCTCTTACCTAGGTTATAAGAGTTGACGTGCGGGTCGGGACTGAAATCAAAGTCACTGCCTTCAACTATCTTCTCCTTCAACACTTCCATTAAGATAGTGAATGCTCCCGACTGATACGCTTTTTTTACTAAATCTTTATCTATCATAATTGTGTGGCTGGTGATTGGACTCCTGGTTCAGTCTGCGGACCTCGTGGTTGCATCTGTTCCATATTAGCTTGCATTTCTGCTATCTTAGTCTGATCCATCTCATCTTGTGTACCTAATTGCGCTTGCTCTTGCTCCATTTGGCCTTGCTCCATTTCACCTTCCTGTCCAGCCACTTGCTGTGCCTCTTCTTGTTCCTGCATAATATCATCCTCAGTCTTTAACCAATCTTCAGGTTTTTCTTTACGACTCTTTAACAATCTTGTATCAGCTTTGAATGCATCCACGTAAGGTGATTTAGCAATCAACCCATAGGTCTCTGCTGTTCTAGCTTCAGTCAAACTTTGACTCACTGGTATAGTAGAGAATGCTCTGACCCTGACATCATATTCTCCCTCAACCTCTACTGGAAGAATCTCCATCAACTTGTCGCTTTTATCATTTTCATATTCACCTTTCTCGTCTTTTTTAACACCTAATCTTTCCTTTCTGAATTGGTTTCTATAGACCTCGCCGTTCTCCATCTGAGGAAATTTCTGAGCAAATTCTATATTATCCTCACCTAAACTCTCTTTAGCTGCCATAAACTCTTCATGTAACTTAGGATCGATCACTGCTCCGAACTCGTTCACAATCATTTCGGTCTTTTGCGGTCGACCATATATCAACTGGATTAAATCAATTCTTAGACGACCTTGTCTTTCTAATGCGAACTCGATGTTTTGTAGAGGTGTCTGTAATCTTCTGAGTCCGGCCTCTCTATTAAGTACAGCTTCGCCCAAAGTCTTACCAACCTGCTCACCTCCCAAAGCTTTTGTGACCCCTGAGTACTCATCCGCTCTATCCTCAATGTATTGAATCAATTCGAGTACCATCGAATCTGGTCCAGGTATCTTAGGAAAATTAATCTTATCTGAATCTCTCAACTTTTTAAGTTTAGGTTCGAGAATCATATCACTATCTGTAACGTTTCCCGATCCACCATAGAATCCTGCTCCACTAATAGATAGTATAATCTGATTCTGAGTCATATTTACTACTCTGTTCAACATCTCATCCGAATTTTCTAAGATCTCGGGTAAACCAAGACCGTAGATTGTATGCTCATTCCTCATCTTCCACATTGCTGTGACTAGACTTAATTTATTGTTCAAAAGGATCTCGTCCGAAAGTAGAACTAATCCGTCGGTCACGACCTTCTTATTACTCTCCTCGTCCTCATAGAACCATAGCCTGACCTTATTACCTGGAATATCATTAGCTATATCAGCCTTATCGCTGGCATAATCAGAATCATTGTTTCCGTCAGTAGGAATCAATGCTGTAACATTAGGGTACTTTTCTTTGGGAAATTCTAGTAATAAAGTGGAATAGTCATAACATTTTGTCCAAGCACAATCTCTGATTGAACTCTCGTCATAAGGTTTCGCTCTATTATCTATCCATACATCTCTAATAGGTAAAGTCTCAAAATAAGCTTCGTCATTATCAATAAGTTCTTTCGTCTCGGTAATATGCTGACCCAGATCCGGATCGTAACTTATAATTTTAGGAACGGTTCTCTTTCTGTATCTATGATATTCTCTGCCAAAAGCCGAACCATACTTAGCCACGGTATTAATGAACTTGATCAACTGCTGTCTCCCCTGTCCCTTATCCCAACCTAAACCGTACAAAGCTTCTAGTATTGCTGTTTTTGTTTCAAACTTCTCAGAACGAGCCACCAACTCAACCTCGGGATTCTTAGCGGCTATAATCGAGACAGCTGTATCTATTTTCGCTAAAATAAGAGGGTGACTGTTATTAGCCATCCATGATTGCATCTCTGTATTATAGAATTTGTGAGGTAAACTGACGAAATCAGCGAAATCCCAGATGTCCTCAATTGATCTCGCATCTGGACTCTGATCATAAGGATTAGCCATCAAACCAGACCGATGAGTCTTAAGATCCTTAATTCTAGCCATAACATCTAGAACTAGCTTGGAAACCTCCTTGGAAGGTTTATACTTAGTATTCTTAATTTTGTCTTGCGGTAATGGCATAATAGAGCATTAAAGAATCGAACTTTAATGGCTGCATCATGGCTAGTCCATTTATTTATTGTATTATACACCGTTTTAATTTAAAAGTAAAACTAAAATTTAATACTTTCAAGAACTATCGTCGCTCCATAAGGTTTTCCCTCTTTAAATTCTATCTCTATTCTACAAAACGGATGAGTCTGTGCAAATGCAATCAGTCGTAACCAATGAGAATCAGAGATTATTACACTAGGGTTGATGATTATTTTTTCCATTATGAATATGAGTAATGTTTTTTATATCCAGTATTCTTAGGTTTGTTCCAGGGAGCAGTGGGGTCATTAGCGTACAAATTAGGGACCTCCGGTCTCTCTTGTACGGGTATCTGTGGAAGACTCATCAACCCCATCCTCATTGAATCACAACAGTGATCCTCCCCCGCTTTCTTGAGATCTTCCGGTTTATGGTTATCATGTATTTGTAAAGGTATAGTTCTGATCAGATTAGTACAAGTATTGAATATCATCAGTGTTTCTTCTTGTAAGTACTTTCTGACCAGGTTCCATCCTGGGATCCTTTCTTTGTTAGCCTGTGTAATCGGGACCCCGTTGTCACCCATTATATTGTATCCGTACTCTCCTGTGTCTCTAGTGGCGGCAAACATATCCCAATCGGCCACTGTATAATCGAACTGTTCTTTCAGACTCATATCCAGAATCTTCTCTGCTAAAGGTTTATAGAGCAATCCATTCTTGTATAACTCTCTGTAGATATAAACATTCCCGTCGTAATCTACTGCGTACCAGAGGACTGCAGACGGTGCTTCGTATCCATAATCAATTGATCTGAACTTGATCCATCCTGGAGGTATTTCGAATGGTTCGATAACATGTTTATCTTTGGAAAACTCTGGGAAGTATTGCCCTTCGAATATATCCCAATCACCATCTAAGAAAGCTCTTCTCATCTTCTCTGGTAATCCTTCCAATTGTTTAGCGTAACTCTCTGGAAGATATTTATTATCTGAAGCTCTTGATCTAACAAACGTGAAGTCATTCGGATCGAACCTTTCATCTTCGAAGTTTCTATCTATCCACAACTTCTTAACCCAACCGTGTCCTATTCCCCCCGGGTTACTTGCAGTTATGAATTTAGTATTTTCTATTCCAGGCCATCTTCTTCTAAGATTGAGAAAGTCAAACACGACTCTTTCGTTCATAGTAACCTCATCAACCAAAATTGACGCAAATTCACTGGACAAATACTTAGAAGGATCATCCAAGTTTCTAAATGCTATAACTCCCGATCCATACTTTTCATTTAAAGTAAACTCGTGGTTACTTTTATTAAGTGTCCCCAACCAAGCAGGGAACTCATATTGTATTTTTGAAAGATGTCTATCGTTTAAAGCGACGTAATCCTCACAGAACAATCCTACTCTTATTCCAGGCTTCTCAATCTGTTGTGCATACTTCATCAAAAGCCAAACTGCTATCCACCGAAGGAAGTAACTTTTACCTCCTCCAACCGATCCACCGAAAAGTATATAAGTGTAATCTTCTACCGCTCTAGCGGCTTCCAATTGCTTATCCTGAAATTGACAAAAATCGAAGAAGTTTTCATTGATCATTTATGTTTTTAATTCCAAGTAAGAAACCGATTCCCTCTATTTCAACTTTAGTTTCAGTTCTCCCCAGTTTAGGTTTAACAAACTCTGCCCAGAACTCCATTCTATTCATAAACGATTCTTCCGGCTTAGATAATTCCTCTCCATCACTAAGACCTTCTAATTTCCCCGCATACTTACTTATACCTCCACTAGCAATAATACCAAAAAACTCATCCATCATATCCTTCTTTTCTTTCTTGGCTTCTATTCCTTTTCTCCACAATGAATTACCTTTTGGAAATGGCATGATGTATTATTTACTTTATATTATTTTATGCTACTTTACTCTTCTATGTCTTCTAGTCCCTCTTCTTTAGAGAATCTTGGTTCGTCATTTCGTGAGTGAGCTTTACCTATAGCTTTTAATACCCCGAGTAATAGGGTTTTGAGTTTCATACCTTCTTTGGTCTACCTAGCGGTTTCTTTAATTTAACTTCTTTCTTGACTTTCTTGTTTACGGTAAGCTTTTCCCTAACTTTAACGTTATTCAGGATTATATCGCCACCTTTAGTAATACCAATCCCTTTCATTGGTTTCCAAGGAGTGGGGCCATCATCCTTAGCTTCTTTCTTGATCTCCTTCTTGATTTGTTTCGATTTAATTATCTTTGGCTCAAACTCCCTCACTCTAGTCTTTCTGATAGAAGTACCCTTCAACTCACGATCTTTCACCACGTCTACAGCTTCTTCCAACGTATCAAACTCGCCGATAATCATTCCTAAACTACTTAGTACATATTTAAACATAGTTATTTGGTTAAACAGCTTTTTCTAATAGTTCAAACAATGCATCAGCTTTTGACGCATCATATGAATCCTTTCCATCTTCATTTTTAACAATGAACAACAGAGGAGCGATTTTAGAGAATAGATTAGTCACGTTCAAGTATACTTCGTTATCGAATGTAGTGACAATTTCTTTGTTATTTTCTTTTCTATAAGTTTCCATTCTTTGATTGAAATCTTCGTTTATATCATCTAAAGCTTTGACGAGATCCTTAATTTCTAATTCTAGTTTTTTCTTGTCTCCCCCTTTTGTTAATTCAAGTTCTTTTTCGTTCTTCTGTATGGTAAACTTCTTAGCATCCTCTCTCAATACGCTAAGAAATACCTCCACACCATCATTGTAAGGTTTCATAGCAATCTTAATAACTCTTCTAAAATTGGACAATCGTCCAGCATCTAATACTTCCCCTGGCGGGATAACCGATGTTAATGCAAATAAAGCGTCCAGTTCCTGCGGTTTAGCTTTGAGTATTTTTGCCATTTTGTTTGGTTAGCAATTATTTATTTGGTATTGATTTAATAGTGTGTGGGGTAGAACCCCTTGGAACTACCCCCGAATAACCCTGCCCATAAACAGTCATCCAAACCGTTTGAAAGTATTGTACACTGACCCGGGGTGAAAGTAAACATAAAATTTTCCTGTTTTAATTAGTTATAAGTGAAATTATTTTACTGGCAATTAATCCAATCTGTTTCGAATCTTTCTTTTCCTCTATTACTGGTGGTTTAGGAAAATCCCCATTATAAGCTCTGCAAATAACCTCCATTTCATCTTGTATCTGAGAGGTTATTTCCTCTGGATATTCTACTCCGTATTTTTCTCTACAAAGGCTCCAGAATGTTATTCCGATTATATTCCCAAATCTTTTAGCACAATTACATTCTTCGAATCCGATCGCTGTAGTATGTATGTGTTTCGTACCATAATCGCAAATCATATAGACATTATCATTTCTTCTTATTTCTGATTCTCCGATCTTAGTTATACCACGAACGGTTCTTTTATCTATAGTCTCGATGTAATCCCCGGTATCATCGTGTAAATCAAAATACTGCTGCGAAGCTTTACCAAGGATAATTCGCAAACCTTCCGCTTGCTCTGCCGTGATCTTGATACCGACCCGAACGCTTTTATCATACTCGGGTTTAAAATTGATCTGATATTCCTTCATCTTACTAGGTAGATACATTCTAGGATTGGTTAAAGTGATATAGGTTTGTTGGTTTCAATAAAACCTTTAATTTGGTTATAGAGATATTTGATACTATTACAATTTTGGTGTTTGAAATCATCGGCTAAAATGGAATCCAACCGCAACCGAAATTCAACCGGCCCGATCTTTTCAATTAAAGTGACGAGATGTTTACCGTAAATCCGCGACCACTTAGTAGAATCAGCGAAGTCATCAATACCAATTTCTTTCTTTAAAAGGTGTATCATTTTATTTATTTTTTCATTACCATATTGGAGGTTCGGAGCTTGCTCTATAATCTCTAAAGAGATTATTGTATTCTTATCATTCTTATCATTCTTATCATTCTTGTTTGTGTTCACCTGCTGTTCACTCGCTGTTCTTTTGCTGTTCATTTGCTGTTCATCGACCTGTTCATTTTCATCATCTTTGTGTTGATAAATTTCGTAATTCTTGATTGTAATCAACCTATTCGTGAACATATTTTGCTGTTCAATTTGCTGTTCACTTTTTAGGTACTTTAATATCCTTTCTATTTTAGACTCGTGAATTTTAGTTTCCAACGCAAGCTTATGTCTGCTAGTCAATAATTGCCCGCGTTTACAGGTCATTTTCGTATTATTCCAAATAAAGGACTTGTCTTCGTGGTTGGCCTTCAATAACAGTCTTATCCACACGGCGAAATAATCAGAATCCTTGGAAATAGAACTATCTAATATCCTACGATGTAATTTAATCCAACCGTTGTTCATTTTCTTGATTTTGTTTAATTTGCGCTTTAAGTCGCACCTTTAAAGACCAAGAAAGGCTGTTTAATTCCTCTAGGAACGTGAGGTCATTACGATAATTAACCGCAACCGCAGTTAGTATGTCCTCTCGTGTAGGGCTTTGAGCCATTGTTGGTAAGGTGTTGTGAAAGTTCGTATTGATCATAGCAAGCAACCTCTGGAAAGTAAACATAAATTGTATTTACATTTAGAATTATACATAGTATAGTGTTTACGAACATTTATTAACACCACCAATATGGCAGATAGTCCAAACCGTTCTCGAAGGAAAAAAAGTATCTCCAAGAGGTCAACTTACTTACGAGATAACTCCGGGAATCTTCCAATTGACCGACGTGAGTAAATCATTACTTACGTTAAAAGCTAGAAAAATGGCTTACAAATTCAATGCTGCGGAGAAATTATGTTATATAACGGGAAACAGTGGCGAAGATATATTGCCAAAATATGCCCAGAATATAAGTAAATTCATTAATCTAGAGACTAATAAGTTCGATGGATCCTACGGTCCTAGATTAATGAAACAGTATAAATGGATGTTAGAACTTCTGAAGAAGGATCCTGATACTAGACAGGCAGTGTTTACAATTAACAACTTTCATGATGACATGCATGAAAGTCTCGATATACCATGGACGCTTGACCTCCAGATGTTAATCAGAGAAGGTAAATTGAACATGATTGTGAACATGAGAAGTAATGATCTTCTCTGGGGGACTCCTTATGATGTCTCACAGTTTACGTTCATCCAAGAATGTTTTGCCAGAATATTAGGGGTCGAACTAGGAACCTATACACACAGCGCGGGATCATTACATATTTATGATCGCGATAGAAAGATGTTCGAAGAGATCTTAAAATCTACCGAAGTTAATGGTCATATTCAGTTACCAGTGGACATTACTTCTTTTGAACAATTGCAAGATCAAGCATGCGCCGTATTGAAAAATCAACCATATGATAATCAGTACGAGTTCACTAATATACTCACGCCGTATTTTAACGATTTACAAAAATTATTATGGAATTAAATTTTCCTCAAAAAAAGACTAACTATCTACCTAGAATAAGTTGTTCTGATAGATATAGAAAAGAAGTAGATGATAAAAGAAAAGAACTAAACATATCATATACTAATATGATTAGATTAGCGTTTGAACGTACCTGGAAGATCAAAAGTGAATAACATATTTGCGATCTTTGTAAACATAAATATATTTACAATTAGGATTATACTTGTTAAGATGCTCTTGTAGGATAATTACTAATCAAAACATTATGAAAAACCCAACACCATTAGTAGCTAACAAAATAAAGTACCTCTTAAAGAGGACTTACCCAGGAGTTTGTTTTGGTGTGCATAGTCTAGTAACTGCAAGGGATTCAATGATACACATAAGTTACGGACTGCTTACAAATGAGGATGTCCCAATAAAAGAGGTTGCGGAGTTGTTAAGTTCTTATGCGACAAAGGAAAGACGCTTATACATAGAGAGAAGTCATTTAGAGCCTATAAGAGGGTGCGCCGACTCAACCGAAAAAATTATAATTTAACTAACTAAACTACTATGCAAAGATTGATTTTATGGATAGGTATAACACTGTTAGTGTGGATGGTTATAATAATCGCTTGGTTCTGCTCAACTATATTTCTTTTTGCCTTACAAAAATGAAAAAAGAAGCAAAAACCGCAAGCGAAAAAAGCAACAAGTTGTCGCAAGAGGATACCCAAAACAGTCTTGTAGATAATGCCTACAAACGTAAGGAGATTATACAGGGCATCGAGAGGCTAACAGGGTCTATTTTAATTAAAACACTTAAACAATTCAAACCAATGACAAACGCAAAAGTAGAAAGCAAAGGAGGCAATCAAGTATGCAATCAATTATTCAGGATTCGATGTAGATGAATACATTTCAGAAAATAAATAATCAATTTACATTTACTATTTAACCCAATAAAAATGAAAAAACACACAGCAGACAAGTTATCAAACTTGCTTATTGCGATTTTGATAGCGAGTCTAGGAATCTCTCTAATCGCTAGTTGTATCTCTGGGATCTACACCGACAGAGTTATAGTCCAAACTCTCAAGGCTCAAGAAATGTGTAGGACTGATTTTACTGAAGCTCGCATCGTTTTAGACACAATTTACAACGTATTTCATAACAAAAATTAACATGGAAACACTAAGTCTTGAGAAGTTCAACCCAACCACAGCCGAATTGACGATCATGGCTGACAAGTATAAGATCCTGACCATTAAAGGGGTAGAGGATATGGCGGGTTATCTCGAGGTAGATCGTGCTCGTAAAGAACTGAAAAAAACCAAAAGTCAGATTAGACTAGATGGTAAGTTACTTCGCTCAGAAGCTCTTGCATTTCAGAAGGCTGTTATAAAAAAGGAGGACGAATTGGTTGGAATTATAGAGCCAATCGAAGATGAATTGGAGGCAAAGCAAAAGGCTATAGACGTAGAGAAAGAGAAAGTGGGTAGATTACAGTTTCTACCTCATCGTGTCACGAAACTAGCAACAATAGGTATTAAAGTAATGGATGAGTTCTTACTTCTTATGGATGATACGAGATTCCTCGAGTTCTTCAATGAGGAAAACTTTAAATTCCTAGAAGCAAGAGAACAGAAGCAGAACGAGGAACTAGAAGCGAGGGAACAGAAGCTAAAGGAAGCCCAGGACCAGATAGACGAAGCGAACAGGAAGATCGAAGCGGAGAAAGAAAAGATAGCAGATGACAAACGACATCAACTAGAAATTGACCAGGCTCGTGTAGAAGCAACAGCAAAAGCGAAAAAGGAAGCAGAGGAAAAAGCAGAAAAAGACAAGACGGAAACTGCTCAGAAAATAAAAGACGAAGAAAACAGGAAGGCAAAAGAGGCGCAAGATAAAATTAAAGCGGAAAAACTTGAACGAGAGAAACTCGAAAAGAAAAAGAGGTATCAAGCATTCTTAACTGAGCATAAATTCCAAGAGGACGGCAGTTTCTTAATTAAAAAAGAGGAAAATAAAATCGTTCTCTATAAAAAATTAGGAGAATTTAAAATATAAAAATACCTAACCCAAACCCCATGAATCACGACTATGAGATTGAGTTACGGTCTCATCCAGAGAACTTCGAACCAGCATATTTAAACGATAACCCAAACGACGATGGATACACGAATGAATGACAGTGTAATCAAAAATGCCCAGTATCGCAAAGGTCTCTCTATTGCTTTCTTCAATGCTACCAATGCAACAATTGAACTACTTAAAGATGATAATTCGAAGACGGAAGAAGAGTTAAAAGAAAAGATAATTAAATGGAGAAGTTGGTTCTTAGAAGAACACAAGAATTATTACGCAACCGTTATAGAGAAGATTGGTGTGAACTACGAAGCGAAAGAAAGTATCGAAAAATTAAACAAAGCTAAAACGATAGAAGAATTACGGACAACTTGGGTGAATCTTTCTGAAGATGAAAGAAGGGATCCGGAAATAATCGCAGTAACTCAGCTTATTAAACAACAACTATCATGAAGAAGAGAATGGACATACAGCAAAGATCACCGGAATGGGAACAATTAAGAAAGACTCGCCTCACTGGTACAATGGTGAAATCAATCATGGGCACTCCAAGAGCAAAACAAGAAGCGTTTTATGAAGTGATCGCTAACAGATTAACTATAGGTGTTGAAAGTGATGGGGAGTATGAGAACCCAATGGATAGAGGTACTAGGTTGGAACCGGATGCTATCGCTAGTTTCGAACTTGAAACCGGTAAAAGTATAGAGAACATCGGATTATGTGAAAGTGACGAAAATGAACAGATAGCTATGAGTCCAGATGGATATGTTCGGGGCACCAATTACACAGAAGCTATCGAGGTCAAATGTATGGGAGGTAAAAATCACGTAAAGTTATGGTTTGAAAATGTGACCCCTGACGAGCATGGATGGCAAGTGGTTCAGTATTTTGTAGTCGATGATGATTTAAAGAAATTATATTTCGTTGGTTACAACCCCGATATTCCTATCCATCCGTTACATATTATCGAAGTAAATAGAGAGGATATACTTAGCAAAATAGAGAAATCAAGATCTGAACAGAAGGCTTTCTTAGAAATGGTTAATGAAAAACTCAAAGAAATAATTAAATTATAATAACACGATTATGAAACTACAATTGTCAGCAGTAAAGAATGAAGAAAGGACATCCAAGAATGGAAAACCTTACACAGCCTGTTCTATAAACGCCAATGGAGAGTGGTATAATGGGTTTGGAAGTCAAGTAACGAAAGGATGGAAATCTGGGGACGAAATCGAAGTAGAGGTGTACGAAGAAGAATTTAATGGTAAAATGTATAAGAAATTCAAAGCTCCAAAAGATACAGATGCTCTGAAAAGTTCGATAGATTTACTAGCCAAGGAGGTATCATCTTTGAAAAACAGAATGAGTATACTTGAAAAAGGAACCGTATCGACAGAGCCGCAGAATACAATAGATGATTTACCATTTTAATATGAAACATTATTTAATTCCAATTAAATTATACGAGGAGATTATAAATATAGGAAAACAGATAACGTATGAAGCAGACAATTCTACTGATTACTTTTTAAAGGAACTCAATGGACGCAAAAGAAAAGAAATTAAGAACACTAGCTCAGAATAAAGCTGCTCACTTGTATTTTACGATGTTAGCGGATGCGTTCAATTCCGCTGGTATGGATATGAAACGAGTATTAAAGCCTACTATAGCGATCGCTTGGACACCAGAATCAATTAAAAATTATCTTTGGAAACCCATACAAGATGCTATGTTCCAGAAAAAGAGTACAACTGAATTGAACACGGATGAAGTCACTAAAGTTTACGAAGTCTTGAATAGGCATAGTGCAGAGAAGTTTGGAATCGGGATCCAGTTCCCAAGTATAGAGAATTTGATGTTTGACGAAATGATTAAAAAAATAAAACTATGAATGATGCTATAGAAGATCTAGCCAACAATTTAT